TGGTAAAAACGCAATTATTAACGGCGCATTTAATGTGTGGCAACGCGGAACTACTTTTACCAATGCTACAGTTAATACTTACACAGCCGACAGATGGTTCTTTGGTGGTTCTGGCAACAATACTGGTGCTATTTCACAACAAACTTTTACATCAGGTACTGCTCCTGTTGCAGGTTACGAAGGTCAATTTTTCTTTAGATTTAATCAAACAACTACAGCAATTAGTCCTACTATTACACAACGCATTGAGGATGTAAGGAAGTTTGCTGGTCAAACAGTAACTGTTTCATTTTGGGCAAAGACAGCGAGTTCTATGAACGGCCTGCGATCCATTACAATAAATCAAAACTTTGGTTCAGGTGGTTCAGGAACAGTTACAACTACAGTAAATAGCGCAGTAGCAACAACAACTGCTTGGACTAGATTCTCTTACTCAGTAGCAGTACCTAGTATTAGTGGTAAAACTGTTGGCACAAGTAGTTATTTTGAATTGAGTTTTAATACGGCAGAATTTGTTGCAGTTACTTTAGATATTTGGGGCGTACAGGTTGAAGCAAGTTCAACTGCTAGCGATTTCCAAACTGCAACTGGCACAATTCAAGGCGAGTTAGCCGCTTGTCAGCGTTACTTGCCATCAATAAGAGGTCAATACTCAACATTGGTCGGATTTTTTGGCAGCACTACGGGTGGAGTTTTTAACTATAATTTTCCAGTTGAAGCGAGAGTTGCACCGACTGGCATTACTGTCTCAAATGTTGCAGATTGGGGCTTAGTGACTCCATCCATAGGAACAGGTGCAACAACTGCAATCGCTTGGAATTATGGCGGAGTTAATGGGGCAACTGTTTCAACAACACACACCGCTGGAACTCCAACAACTGCAGCAAAAGACCCAGGCATTTTAAGATGTACAGGTACAAGCGGTTTTATTCTATTTACAGGATGTGAGTTATAAATGGAAACTTATCTAAACTTGGATGGTATTGAGTGCGTAGTCTGGACAGATGAAAACGGGTCAATGCACTCAATGACCAAAGAAGCCTACGACAAGCAACAAGCGGAACAATCCACCCCGATTGATACAGAGGATGAGTAAAAAACCTTGGCTTTCCAAGGCTGCAACACAATTTAGAGATCAGGTAGATTTTGCGTTCGCAGATCGTGTTAAGCGCTTGGATGGATGGATTGGTGATTTGCGTCACCAGTCTCGAGTCAGCCAACACAATCCCAATGATCGAGGCGAAGTCTGCGCATTGGATATTGACGCTCGCTTATCTGAAGAACAAGGAATTGCTATCTATCTGGCAGATCAAATACGACTTGCAGCAAAGCAGGGTGATCGACGCATACTTTATGTGATCTTTATGGGCAAAATTTGTAGTGCTAAATCATTGTGGCGTTGGAAAAAATATCGTGGGTTGAATCCCCACAATAAACATATACATATTTCTTTCAAAGAAAACCAAGACGGCAAACCTTTTAACATACCACTACTAGGGGGAACAGATGAAATTATCAAAAAAGCATAAGGCTGCAATTAAGTCTTATTTAAGAGCAGTTGCCGCTTCAGGCATTACGGTTGCGTTGGCTATTGTGGCTGACATCCATCCTGCCTATGCAACATTACTAGGCGCTATCGTCGCCCCTATTGCTAAAGCCGTTGACCCTTCCTCAGGTACTGAAGTTGACTACGGAATCAATGCGAAATAATGGATGCTGCAAGTTGGGCTGGCTTAGCCGCCGCCGTCTCCGCCGTGCTGACAAGTTTCTTTTTGGGTCTGCGTTATCTTATTAAAGGTTGGTTGTGGACTCTCACACCAAATAGCGGTTCATCTCTTGCAGATCGTTTAGCAAGAATTGAAACACGCCAAGAGGAACTACTGAGGATTGTCACTGAGAGAAAGTAAACTTTACTTATGGCTCAAAAGAAAAAACGCAAAGTTACAAAGCGTAAAGGTAAGTATCAACACGATCAAATCATGACTCGTTTAGATGCTTACGCTATTGGTATGCGTGAGTATTACTTGAGCCTACGCAGGGCAGGTTTTCCAGTAGATCAAGCATTGGGCATGATGGATAGAAATACTTTTCCTGAGTGGCTAATTCCTGTTGCACCGGACTTTAACCCTGTAAATCCCGACCACGACCCACACGAGGATGACGAGGAATAAGTGAAAAGAATCGCTTTTATAAGTGATATCCAAGTACCGTTTTTTGATGAAAAGGCAGTTAAGTCAGTTGGTAAGTTTCTAGCAAAATGGAAACCTCACCGCACTATTCAAATTGGTGATGAGATTGACCTTCCCCAATTAGGCGGCTTTAATGCCGGCACAATTGATGAGATGGTTGGTAACATACATGATGATAGAAAACTGACTCAAGAAGTATTAACCTATTTAGGTGTAACAGATGTATTAGGAAGTAACCATGGAATCAGACTTTACAGATCAATCAAGAAAAGACTCCCTTCCTTTCTCAACTTACCAGAAATGCAATATGAGCGTTTTATGGGATATGACAAACTCCAGATCAAATTCCACCCTTTCGGGCTTGACTGGGCACACGGCTGGACAGCAGTTCATGGAGACGCTTTCCCTCTTAGCCAAGTACCTTCACAAACGGCTTTAAATGGGGCTAGAAGGCTTGGAAAAAGCGTGGTGTGTGGTCACACCCATAGACTAGGGGTTTCAGCCTTTACAGAGGCTTCTAGGGGGCAATTAGGGCGTACTGTATGGGGTGTAGAGGTTGGCAATTTAGTAGATTTAAGTTCTTCAGGCATGGCATACACTAGAGGCTATGCAAACTGGCAGACTGGCTTCGCTGTTGCTTATGTCCAAGACCGTAAAGTGCAGGTAATAACCGTGCCTATCAATCAAGATGGTTCATTTATATTTGAAGGCAAGGTATATGGGTAGGCAAACAGAATACGAGCCTAAAGGCATTGATGACCAAATTGATGCTTTTGATGAACTTAATCTAATATAACAAAAGCGTTATACAACACGCCATAACAAGTGTTGTAATTTAGCCTGTAATAGGCGACCCTTATCCTAATCAAGTAACGGACTTGATAACGGAAAGGACAATGTATGAAACTAACAGCCAACGATTTTGAGCGTTTAACTGAAACTCAAATGGAGTGGAACAGCGAAACGGATTGGAAAGAACAAGCCCACCGTTTTGAGGATACGATAAACTGGAATCATAAGTTTATCTTTTGGACTGAGAACTATGCTTCAACCTTGCTTGCAACTGAATACTTAACACAACAAGGTTTTGATTACAGCATTTCTTATGATGAAGCAATGAACCAATATTGCTTTACAACAGATTACTCAGGTTCTTGGTATGGGGCAGGGGTTAGAAAATGAGTCTCAAAGATGCAGGACTTTTAACAATACTTTTAACTATCATTACTTGGTTAATTGTATTAGCGGTTATGGTATGGAAAGAAAACTTTTATGAACGCGCTTATTGGTCAGGCCGCAACGAAGGTTGGAAAGCCAGTTTAGATCACCAACGCAAACTACAATCTCTAAAGTCAAGGGCGGTTTTTGACTATGAAAAAGACTAATGAATTGCTCGAGGAACTGCAACTCACCCTTGCGCAAAGAGGTAGTGTCTATGGAAATGCGACACTCAATCACCGTCGTATCTCCGAACTCTGGTCAGGTTACTTTGACAGTTACATTTCGCCTGAACAAGTGGCAATGGCAATGCTGCTCGTTAAGGTATCAAGACTCAGCCAGACCTCCGATCATGAGGACTCCATTAAAGACCTTTTAGGATATGGTTTGATATATAACCAGATAGTAAGAGAAATGAGGGGCGAAGATGGCATTTAACATTAACGACTATGAGACGGTGGAGGTTAGGCTTGGAAAATTTATTGCTGATTATCCTGATTTTATGGTTCATACGGAGTTGCTTGAACATAGTGAAAAACGCTTTATTGTTCTTGCCAAAATTTATAGAACATGCGCTGATAGCCAGCCGTTTGCTACTGGGCTTGCTTTTGAAATCATTTCGGACAGAGGTGTCAATTCTACATCTGCGCTTGAAAATGCGGAAACCTCAAGTCTGGGAAGGGCTTTAGCAAACGCTGGTTACGCCGCTAAAGGAAAGCGACCAAGTCAAAGCGAGATGGCTAAAGTCATTGCAGCAGAAACTACACCAAAGACTTTTAAAGAAAAGTTAGAGTCTAGAACTTATGGTGCAGCAGGGTCGAGATCAGCAACGGTTGAGGATGTTCTGCGTCAAAGTTTTGCAGAGGATAAGAAAGAACCTGAACCTGTAGCATGGTCTATAGGTGATGCTATTGATGCAATTGGTAGTTCAACACCTAAAGAGCCGCCTGCGTGTGAGCATGGTCACATACTTAAGCAAGGCATAAGCAAGGGTAAGGGAAAGCCTTATTATGGGTATGTCTGCAAGAAAGGTGTTTCTGAACACGCTAAGTGGGCTTCCAGTACTGCTAATGGCCATTGGTTCTTCCAAGACGAGGTGCAATAGTGGGTTATATTGCCTTCATAAACGGCCGTGGTATTCAAGTAGTTATGGATGACAATGGTGTTCACCTTGAGCAATCTATTATTAAATGCGAAGTCTGCGAAGATGACAGAGTGTTTAAAGATGGCACATGCTTTAGATGCAATCAGTTAATAAACAGGGTTGACAAGCCTAAAGATGCCTAGATACGATTTCACATGCGAGGCCTGTAATCTAGATATAGAACTCGTGTTGGCTGTTAGTTCACAAACGCCTCATTGCACTATATGTGGGGGAACTTTGAAGCGTTTGTGGACTTCAGTACCTATACATTTTAAAGGCCGTGGCTGGGGTTCTAAGCCTTGAGCCAACATAGGAAACATAGAGGTTATAGAACTCAAAAGGTAGTAGCAGATTATTTAAAGACTTGGTATCCGTTCGCCGAGTCAACAGGTGCAGGCCGTCAAGGGAGTGATATCTTAGGTAC